AGCCGAAACGCGTAGCCAAGATCGTCCGCCCCGGATCGACCGGAACCCAAGTCGCGCCACGTTCAACCGAAGTAAAGAAAGCGTCCCAGCGCCTTGCGCGTACTGGCCGTATTGCAGATGCAGCGGCCTTGTTGGACAAACTCATTTAATAAGGATGTGAACTAATGGCTATTGTTGGTAATACTTTCACCCGCTATTCGGCGGTTGGTATCCGTGAAGACCTGTCGAATGTTATCTATAACATCTCGCCGGAAGAAACTCCGTTCATCTCGAACATTGGCCGCGAGAGCGTCAAGAACACCTACTTCGAATGGCAGACCGACAGCCTTGCTGCCGCTTCTGCTGCGAACGCGGCGCTCGAAGGCGACGACATTTCTTCGTTCGCTGCTGTTACGCCGACCAGCCGTGTTGGTAACTACACGCAGATCAGCACGAAGAACGTCGTCATCTCCGGCACGCTCGAAGCTGTTGATAAGGCTGGCCGTCGTTCGGAAATGACCTATCAGCTTGCGAAGCTGGGTTCGGAACTGAAGCGCGACATGGAAGCCGCTCTTCTCGCCAACCAGTCGCCGGTTGCTGGTAACACCACGACCGCTCGTCGTACCGCTGGTCTTCCCGCGTGGATCAAGACCAACACCTCGTTCGGCACGGGTGGTGCTAACAACGCTGGCGTTTCGGCTCGTACCGACGGCACGCAGCGTGCGTTCACCGAAGCCCTGCTGAAGAACGTCATCCAGCAGGTCTGGACGGCTGGTGGCACGCCGAAGATGCTCATGGTTGGCCCCTTCAACAAGGTCGCCGCTTCGGGCTTCACCGGCATTGCAACTCGCTTCCGCGACGTTCCGGCTGGTCAGCAGGCGCAGATCATCGGCGCAGCCGACATCTATGTGTCTGACTTCGGCACCGTGAACATCGTTCCGAACCGCTTCCAACGTGACCGCGACGCCTTCGTCGTCGATCCCGATTACGCATCGCTGGCGGTTCTGCGTCCGATCCAGAAGATGGACCTCGCCAAGACGGGCGACGCCGAGAAGGCGCTGCTCCTTGTCGAATACGGTCTGAAGGTCAACAACGAAGCCGCTCATGGCATCGTGGCCGACCTTACCACTTCGTAAGGACTGAATGGGTGAGGGGGCTTAACGGCCCCCTCATCTAACTATTGAGGGTTTTATGGCAAAGCGCCTTATCAACGATGATGCTTTTACTGGCATCAAGACTTACTACGATTACGACGCTGACAAAGACGAAGCCGTCATCTCCAAAGAACAGGACATGACCGCGATCATTGAGAGCAACAAGCGTGAATTTAACGCTGCTCCTGAACGCTGGGGTGAGTGGACAAAGGTTGGCACGATCCCGCTTTCAGTGTATTACGAATTAGAGCGCCAAGGTATTACTAAAGACCAAGAGGCGATGAAGAAGTGGTTGAACGATCCCGATAATCGTTACTTCCGCACAAGGCCGGGGACTGTCTAATGGCGATTTCTACATACTCCGAATTGAAGGATGCGGTTGCGGATTTCCTTAACCGGGATGATCTGACTGCAACGATCCCGTCATTCATCACACTGGCCGAAGCTGCCCTCAACCGCCGCCTCCGCGCACCGGAGATGGTGACGCGGGCCTCGGTCACGATTGATGCGGAGTATGAGAACCGCCCGGCGGATTGGATGGAAACGATCCGGTATCAGGTGAATACCAATCCGATCACCGTGCTGGAATTTGTAACGCCGGAAGAAGCCATCATCCAGAAAACAAAGTTCTCTGCGGGTGGCGTACCGATCTTCTTTTCTACTGTAGGCACACAATTCCAGCACGTTCCCGCACCGGATACCGCGTACACTGGCGAACTCATGTACTACTCGCGCATCCCTGCGTTGAGCGACTTAAATACAACTAACTGGCTTTTGACAGCTAATCCTGATATATACCTGTATGCAACGCTTGTTCAGAGCGCACCGTACTTGAAAGAAGACGAGCGCATCGCAACGTGGATGGGAATGTTGGACCGTTTACTTGCTGAATACGAAGTTGCACAGGAGCGGGCCAAGACTGGTTCGAGCCGCTTGGTTATTCGCACGAGGACATTCGGTTAATGGCTGATACTACCACCACAAACCTTGGCCTTACCAAACCAGAGGTCGGCGCGTCTGCCGATACTTGGGGTGGGAAACTCAATACCGACCTCGATATGCTGGATGCCGTCTTTAAGGCGGATGGCACGGGTACGTCGGTAGGTCTTCTTATTGGTGGCGGTAAAGTCCTGAATGTCGATGGCGACTTCAATACGCTCCATGCTGACTTTATCACGACAGGCGCTTCGGACGCTGTGGCGCGTCTCCGTTGGAATGACACCGACGGTAGCCTGAACCTCGGCCTCAAAGGCGGCAACGTAGTAGCCCGCACGACGGAAGATGCTTTCGCCCGTGTGACGAACCGCACAGGCGTTACGATCCCGAAGCGCAGCGTAGTCTACGTCTCTGGCGCGCAGGGCAACCGCCCGACAATCGCGCTGGCCGACGCTGATCTGGAAGCTGGCTCTACCGCTGTTATCGGGATTACGGCAGAAGCCATCCCTGATCTGGGTGAAGGCTTCGTTATTATCTCCGGCGTTTTGCGTGATGTAGATACATCTGCATTCACCGAAGGCGCGGTATTGTGGCTGTCGCAGACCGCAGGTGGCATCACGCAGACCCGTCCGACGCAGCCTGCGCATGGCGTTCTGGTTGGCTACTGCATTCGCAGCCATGCCTCTGTCGGCCAAATCTTCGTCAAAATCCAGAACGGCTACGAACTCGAAGAACTCCACGACGTTCTGATTACGTCGGTGGCGGACAATGACCTGTTGTCCTACGACGCCGCATCTGGTCTTTGGAAGAACCGCAGCTTCAATGCTGAAGGTCTGGCCACTCTTAACAGTCCGGCCTTCACAGGCGTTCCTACTGCGCCGACTGCCGCTCCCGGCACGAACACAACGCAACTCGCCACGACGGCGTTTGTTGAGACTGGCTACGCCAAGCTGAACTCTCCAGCCTTCACCGGCAACCCGACTGCGCCGACACAGGCTTCAGGGACCAACAACACGACGATTGCCACAACTGCCTTTGTGCAGCAGGTGGCGTTGAACAATCAGCTTCCGTTGCAAACCGGCAACACCGGCAAGTATCTGTCTACGGACGGCAGCAACGCAAGCTGGACGGAGGTGTATCCGGTTCAGACTGGTAACGCGGGTAAGTTCCTATCAACGGATGGGACGACAACCTCATGGACAGTCGTTACCGCCAACTCCGTCCTGCCGAGCCAGACTGGCAATGCAGGTAAGTTTTTGACGACTGACGGAACAAATGTTAGTTGGGCGCAATCTGGCGTCAGTTACGCCACTCTTCTCAAATTTGGTCTGTAAGGAATACTCTGATGCCCGATCAGCTTAAAGAACTTTATCGCGGAACAGTTAACGTCGCCAGCCTTACTGGAAATCAGTATGCTACGCTGGTTTCGACAAACGCAACGACGCAGGCGGTCATTAAAGACGTAGTTGTTGGCCCAAACACGTTCCCGTCTACTCCTTCAGTCCAGCTTAACGGCCTTAATCTGGCAAGCCTTTCCTCGTCTGTCAGTGGCGACCAAATCGTAGATGTCTCTTCGACTGTTCGGCTTGCGTTCCCGTCTGCGCTTTCGTTTTCTTCGTCATTTGTCGCTTTGGCGAGTGGTGGGTCCGCAAGTTCGCCGGTAATCGCTTCAATTATTAACAATTCTATTAACGGAACTCTCGTAAAGACAACCAGCACAAGTCTCTCGCTAAGTGGCCTTTCGCAAACGTACCACGGTGAGTATGCAACCGCGTCCGATGGTGATTTCTTTTACTATGGAACAGACGGCAACAGCACAACTACTCTCTATAAGCGTGCTGGCGGGCCGAATGGTACGCAAACAACTATCGACAATACTTCTTATTCACCAAAAGTATTCGATGGTGTTCGGTATTACTACTATTTGACATCTCAGACAAATCTTCGTCGGTTTGATATTGAAACTGAAACTGTCACCAATATCACAATTGCAACCCTACCTAATGCGGCAACTAGTTACACACGCCTGAGTTTTAGCAACGGCTATCTTTCGTATACATACACTATGGGCGGTCCACCCCTAGTTATACAGGCGTCTACTGGGAATTGGGTGTATCTAAGCAATACCGCTGG